ATATCTTAATCATTGCAGTCCTGCAATCTGAATTATCACGCCACCTATGAACCAGATGGCGTACACCGTTATCACGACTTCCATTCCTTATCCTCCTGTTTCATCTCATGCACCATTTTTCTTTCAAACCTCTTGTCGATGTCTTTCCTATTCATTTTTTTCTTTAAAATATTTTTTAGTTCCCGCCTTTAAACCTTTCACAAATTGACCTTTAAGTGACTTGTCTACATTAGAAGGAAGAAATTGTTTCCATCCACCTTGTGCCTCAAATTGAGCTTTTGCCAATCGTCTTCCGCTTTTTTTAAATAAATTAGGAAACATTGAAGATTTTCGATAGCCTATGTTATAACCTTCTCTGTATGCTTTACTACCCTTTTGTTTCGGCCCTGCCATATATTGCCTCCTTTTTGTCTTTTTGGTTCATTCTCCTCATATCATAATTTCTTTATACTCAAGTTAAATAATATTTAGGCTTTGTTTTTTTCTTAGGTTTATAGGGACCTTTAAAATATTCTGGCTTAGTATCTGGTTTAGGTTTGTAAGGACCTTTATAATAACCTTTGTTAGGTTTTACTTTTCCATCTTTATCTATAATGAATTGATTCATGATTTCTTCTTCTTCTTTTTCTTTTTTTTCTTTTTAGTCGCAGCGCCATATTCCGCTTCCCATCTCTTAGCAATTTTAGGATGTTTAGCGTGAAGATAGCGCCTTTGTTTTGCCGACTTAAAAGGCATTACTTATGATTTTTTCCACTTTTTTGGTTTTGGTTTAGGCTTATTAACAACTCCGCCCTTACGTTTTCCCCATTTACCATAGGACTCATCTCTACGATCTTTCATGGATTGTTTCTTAGTAGATTCTTTTCCACGTCTCATACCTAAAGATTCGTCTTCTCTAGCGGCGTAGCCTTGTTTTTTCTTTTTAGCTTCTGCTAAAAATTTTGCGGCGCTGTCCTTAGGTTTATTTCTTTGGAGCGCGGGCTTTCTCATATTTGCTTTTGATGGCATAACATACTCCTTATATTTTAGTTATTTTAACTGCCGCGTCCATAGTCTTGGCAGCATCTTTCGCCATGTTACTGGCAAATCGCATTTCAGCTTCCTTCATGCGAAGTTTGCGATCCTCATCCTCGTTTTCATCCGTGGTCATAAGTTTCGCTTCTTCAAGATCCATTTTATCATCATGCATCTTAAGCCTGTTCATCTCAGACTGCGCACGCAGAGCGAGATCTTGTTTCTGTAATTCTATTTGTTCAGCTTTATTATCATCAGTATCACCCGCCATAATTCTAGCTTTCTCTTCATCAAGCTGTAATACTTTGTCTGAAGCGTTGGCCGCCATCAAGGCAATTTGATTCTGCATTTCCATAGGTAATGGTTTCCCTTGTTGCTGAGACATCATCAATGCTTGTTGCACTTGAGGATTTGGAATCATCTGCATCATTTCCTGTTGGTACTTTAAAGCCAAGTGTTCCGTGATATGCGCCATCAATAATTGTTGCACCGATGGATTATCCTTGTATGCAGGATTACGCAGAAGCGTTCCGTGCGTTACAATATGCGCATCATGATTCTGCTCGGGACTCGCTTGCAACGGTGCCCCCTTCATTACGGCCATGTTCTCCGAAATTGGATTAGCCGTCATAGGTTGCTGTTGCTTTTTTAAATATCGCTGCGGTTCATCCACACCCATAGCCGCAAACAGTTCCATACTGATTTGATCCATGTTATAGGCAGCTGGATTTTGTTGGGCAATGGACATGATAGCATTTATCTTTGCGATCCTGTGTGCTTCAGTCGGCATGTTAGGATCAGATACGGGAATGACATCAATACTTTTAAGATTGAAGTCTTCCTTGAAAACTTGCTGTGCACCACCTGCGACTTCGTAAGGATACATATCAGGAAGATATTCGCCATCGAGACGGGCGAGAATACGCAGGTCTTTGGATTGAGCAGCGTGTAAGCGTTTGTGCACAGCGTTGAACAGCTTTGAAGATTGCTCTAGCAAAGCCATTGTAGTGCCGACTGGACCATAGTTAGAACCTTGTTCTACTACACTGTCTGTCGCATCGGCAAACTCTTTAGCCAAATTCGTAACATATTGCATAAGATTATACAATGTTTGCGATGGCTCCTTAAATGGTAATGGTTGCAAGGATTTTCCTAAATCCCCCGCAGGACTGTTTACTTCTCTCCATTCCCCCGGTGCGATAGGCTCGTCAGGGGCAAGCACACGAAGACCGTGCGCCTTGAAGCCACCTGGCAAGTTAGCAAAAGTGCCAGCATCAATTAGCTGGCGCAGGGAGGATGTTGCTGTTTTCGTCAAGCCACCGATTAAATGTAAATAACCGTAGCCATAAAATCCTAATCCTGGAATCATTGTATAATGCGTGATATACATTTTCTTTTTCTTTAGTATATCTTGCTGATCCCAGTTTCTTCTTATGCATAAAACTTGTTGATCAGTTGTCATATGAACAATGTATGGAAGTTTTAATCCATCTTCATCTTCATATCCTGGTAAATCTACATTGGCGTGTACTTCTAAAATTTCTACTTCATCATCTGTATAACCAGGCTTGCTTCTTCCCACTGCCTCATTGGCAGATTCAGTCGCAGCTGATTCTTCAATTTGAGTTTCTACAACTTCAATGTCACGAAACATCCCCGCGATTTGAAGCTTTCTAATTTGGTTTAATGATAAGGAGTATTTGTGTGTAAATCGTTCCGCACTTTCTAAATCGGAAGCATAATAATCTACATATAAATCGCTTGCTTTAATATATTCAGTGCATGGTCTTTGCAAGGTTGGGTCCCAAAAGTTTTTCTTAAATGCCGTTCCATAAAGGGCAACATAAAATAATAAACGATCCAGTTCTGGACCATACTCAGGCATTTGAACTTGCGTCTGCCAATTCATAAATTGGCGAACACGATTAGCCTGTTCCATTTTTTGTTGAGTTTCCACTCCTATGATGCGTGTACGTACAGGACCTTCAGTAGGAAATAATTCTTTATATGTTTTTGCTTGAAATTTTACAACGGCTTGAGCCAATACAGGATGAGTCGCATTGCATGCTCCAGTAAAAGGTTCGTCACCTGGGCTATCTTTTAACCCAAGAAGAGTAACTCCGTCTTCCGCTATGTTATCATACTCCTGTCGTGAATCCTTATCTCTTGTATATCCGTCATATAAATCATTTGCAACTTCCTGCAAATCTTCTTCGGACATAAGTTCTGCTAAATTTTCATCAAACTCATCCGTTAATTCTTTTTCTTCTTCATCAAGACCCATTGCTTTAGCTATTTCCAATGCTTGCGGATCTTCTATTTCTACTTCTATTGATTCTTCCACCTCATCAACACCAGGCATCTTAACACTGGTAATTGCGTCCGTTAAATCAATTTTTTTCTCTATTGCCATTTAATATCCTTACTAATAGTAAAAGCTTTTATTTTTAGCTTGTTCTACTTGCTTTCTATTATACACTCTTTGCTCTGCCTTGTCAAGCCACGTGTTTTCACTGTGGTCTATGTATCCTCCATTACGCATCCATAACAATGCTTGCGATATGGTATCCATATAGTCATCATGATTACCTGTAGGAAAAGTTCTAGCCTCTTCCATTACTTCTTTTGTCCACATTTTTGATTGAGGAGCATATATACGCCCATTATGAAATAAAGATGTTATGGCATACGCCCGTGATACCTTATCCCTGTCAGGTTGAAATTCAAATATAGGTAATCCTGCCATTCTTAAGTCCTGAATCAGGGATTGACCAGAGGCTTTCTTCTCAATCAGTATGGAATCAGGTTTATGTTCCTCAAACTTGTCAATTGCCTTCTGCCGCAGTGTAGGATAATCCCATCTTCCACGAGTTGCCCCCAATAAGCATAGATTAGGGGGTCCCAAGCCGTCACCAAAGACTCCCCATGTCGTTATTGCTGAATAATCGGCAGTTGTCTTGGTAGAAAACGCCGTATCCCACGATTGTATGATATATGTACACTCAGGAGCCTCATTTTTCTCCCAATCCTGCCACCATTCCGTCTTAATTATGTTTCCTTTCTCTGAAGTTGGCGCTTGTCCATACAATGCATCAAATTTAAAGCTAGGAGTGTTATTTTTTGTACGAAGTATCTCTTCAGTCGTCCAACAAAATCCATTTTCCCTGTCAGCTGCAGGCCAAAATGATTCACCTTCTTTTAATTTAGGATATTTAGTAGTTAAATACCCCTGTTTTATTAGTTTTTTCCTACAATCATTCAATCCTTTTGCAGCTTCTGGAGTATTTAACGCAGGAATTTGCACTACTTCCCACTTATCCGTCATTGGCGAACCTGATTCCTGGTTTAATAGATAACCCGCCAGATCATTTTCATGCCATCTAGTCATAACAAGAACTATTTTGCCCCCCGGCATCAGTCTTGTACGCAATCCTGAGGAATACCATTCGTTTAATGTATCTCTTCTTGCCTTTGAAAAAGCATCTTGCTCGGATATTGGATCATCAATGATAGCTAAATGCGCACCAAAACCCGCAATACCCGAACCAGAACCTGCCGCTAGGAAAGATCCTGCCTGTTTCTTCTTATGTTCCAATGCCCATGAGTTTGCCGATCTATTATCACGGCGTATATTTGTACGAGGAAAGATTGTTTGGTATGCACTTGTATTAATAATATCCCGGATGGAACGACCGAATCTAGTTGCCAAGTCATCACTGTGAGATACAGCAATTTCCTGCCAATACGGATTGCGCCCGAGCGCCCATGCTGGAAAATATGTAGATGCTATGAGGGATTTACTGGAACGAGGAGATATGAAGATCATTAACCGATCTATGTCACCTTTTTCCAAAAGCATTAATTCATCACATAGTAAACGATGATGCGGACCAACATTAAATGATGGATTCATTAGCATAATAAATGCCAACAAATCATCACGTGCCTGATGAATTGCTAATCTAGTAGCCGCATCCCTATCTTCACTTGTTAATGACATATGCTTTGCCACCCCATATCGCTAACTTTTCATACAAGTCAGCAGGAGGATTGTCTGGATCATATTCCTCAAGTGTTGGCGTTAATACGCGAGTGCTCATACTATCTCCTGTGTTAGTTGAGTTATTTACTTATTTTAGTTTTATTGCCAATATCTGGTTTCACACCGTCAGGGAGATTATAAATATCCCATACATGAACCCCATCATTATAATCGTAATCCTCAGCATTTTCACTCCAGGTAAAAGTATTATTTTTCCCCTGTTTAGCTTTTGCTATGTAACGAGTATTATTATAAGGTCCTGCAACTGGATGTGATTTTACAGTCTTAATTGTCATACGTCCTCCTTAATTCTTTTTCAACTTTCCGCCTTTGAACATTTTCTTCCAAGCCTTCTTGTTTTCTTTTTTCAATTTATGCATTTGAACTTGGTATTCATTTCGACCGTCCGCTGTTTCCTTTTTAGACAGACTAGCTTTCTTAGCTACTAACGCTTTTACTCTAGCTTCATAACTTGTTTCTCTTGTTCCAGTCTCAGCTTGCTTCGTAGCTTCTTTCTTCTTAGGCTTTCTTGCATCTTCTCTGGTAGCTACCGCTTTAGCGTCTGATTTTTTCTTAGCTGCTTTGTCTTTAGCTTTCTTTCTTCGGGCTTCTTCCGCCTTCATGATAGCCTTGTCTTTTTTCTTTTGCTCAGGTGATAAAGGTTTTTTCTTTGGAACTATTTTAGGTTCCGCAGCTTGCGCACCTTTAGGTGGTTTTCCTTTATGGATTCCTCCGCCTTTGTCTGGATCATGAGCTGGATGTTTCTCAGGTGTAGAAACTTTAGGTTCCTTCCTAGCTTTTTCTAAAGCATCTTGTCTTTTTTTAATAGCAATCTCATGTTTAGACTTAGCTTTAATCTTAACTTTAGGTTTTTGCTTAATCTCTATAGATTTTCCTTTATTTTTAAAAATTGGATGTGTAGATTTTCTTTTCGGCGTTGCATCTAAATCTTTCTTTTCTTTAGTAGAAGGTGCTTTCTCTTTTTCTTTTATTCTTTGTTTAGCTACGAAACTTTTTTCCTTGACAATATCTGCTTTGGATTTGCCTTCAGGTTTTCTAAAATCTCCTTTATCAACATGTTGTATAGTTCTAGGTCTTGGCGATCTGATATCCTTTTTCTTTACATATTCTGTCATTTTGCTGCTCCTTAGTTAAGTTGTTCCTTATTAATCTTAGGTGTCGCTATTCGTTTAAGTCGTTCTATATCGCGAGCGATATCGGCATCTGAATTTCCTGTAGCGAAAGCGTTGCGCACTTCCATCTCCGTAATGTTCTTATCAGTCCACATCGCCTGATGCTTGCCCAATAGTTCCAAGGAGCGGATAGCCGCGTTGTAATCGCCTTCCTGCTCAGTCTTATCAGCGATACGTACTAGGCGGCGAAGTATGTCATCCGCTTCAATTTTAGTACGCTTTGTTTGTTCTGACTTAAGCTCAGCGATACGCTGAACAATAGCAGGATCTTGTGTAAGAGCATATGCATTATTCCTCGCGTGTTTGGGAGAATAGCCCGCCCGCATGGCAGCCTGCGTTATATTGAGATCCTTGATGAACTCATTGCAGAATGCCTCTTGCTTGGGAGTCAGCTTTACCGCCGACTCGGGCTGTTTCATTCTCGTTGCCTTCGTCATATACATAGTATACAACATTAATACTTGAATTGCAAGTGTAAATGTTGTAGAATATCAGTGTGCAGTTCTAAACTGCACGTCTCCTGTAAGTCGGGGAGACTTAAACAAGCGCCATTCTCTCTCGGCGCGTCTCCCCGCAATTTTCCCGCACAGTATTTACACAGAACCCGCACACCGCGCCGTTGCCCCCTTACCTTGGGAAAGCTGGAAAGCTGAATCCAGGGGGCACATGGAACCTCTCCCGCGCAACTTTCATTAAAACCTCCAAATTTGCTAAAATTTTTTGAGGTGTATTATATATAGGGCCCATCGGAGATTTTTTGGGGTGGGGGTGCTATATCTTTTTTTCTGCTTGGACATTGATTTTTTCAAAAAGAACAAAAGGGGAACAAATTGTGTCAGAATTAAGGGGCCTGGCCCCACATGCCGCCTTATTTGTGCCGCATTTTTGTGTTAGAATTTCGCTTTTTTTAAATGAGAACAAACCGAGAACACTTATAAACCAAAGGTTTAAAGCTATTTATATCTTGCCATAATATTACCTTAATTGTTTTAAAACTTTTTTTAACATTATACGTCTAATAGAATAGAGGTTAAATAAATTAGTTATCTAATCTTTTAAAATGCCAAGTTAAACACAGGTTTAAGTGAGGTTATCATGAATAAAAAACTACTGAATAAATTAAAGTCAATTAAATTATATAAGATTTCATTTTATGGTTTTTTGAATTTAAAATCCGATATTGATAATAAACATAATGTTATTTATGCCAATCAATTTGAAAAAAATGAAATTATTAATGATCTTATGACACAAGGTTATAAGGTAACTGCAACAATCTGTAATAATTAGTGTATATACTTGCCTTATTTATGCCTTATTATTATGTTTATGTTAAATAATTAAAAACGAGGTTAAAAATGAAATATACTATAAAGCCAAGAAAAAAAGTTGCCTATACTTTCAATGCAAAAATATGGCACAAGCTAGAATACAAAGAAAAAAGTTTTAAAGATTTAAAAAATTATACTTATATATTGGGCATGTCAAAAAGTGCTGTATATAATAACATAGGTATGTCAATGAATGGGGGTAAAAAGCCAAGACAGTACGCAACCATATAATTAAGAATAAATCTTAATTGTGCCATAATTAAATGTTAAGGAATTACCATGAATAAATTACCTAGACTACAAAGTTTATTAAACACGCTAATTAATCCAAGTTTAAGAACTAAAAAAGAAAAAATAAAAATAATATTAAATAAAAATGAAAAGGAATTAAAACAATATACTAAAGAATTAAACAAAAAAATGAAAGGATTAAAATGTTAACTAGAAAAGATTTTATAAAAAAAGCTAATGAATTTATTAAACAATTAAAAGATAAAAAAGATTTATCATTTATGACTAAACATGGCACCATGTCAAATAGAATAAAAGAATATTGCGAAATAGCGAAACAATCTAATCCTAGATTTGACATAGGGCGTTTCAATGATTGGATTACAAAGGGGGTTAAATGAGTAAATTTGAATATAAACTTGGCAATCATAGAGATAATAAAAGACTATGGTTAGAAGGTAAAAGATTATTAGATCATAATTTTATTTTAAATAAGAGATATAATATATCTTATGACAAGAATTATGTTATGATCGAATTTACAGATAATGGTACACATAAAATTAATGGTACTATTAATAGACCTATTATAGATATTTGTAATAGGAAGTTAGGGTATTCGTTTCCAAGCTGCGAGAGAGTGGAAGTTGAATTTGATATAGATAATCTAATAGTGAAAGGAATTTAATTATGGAATTATCATATAAAAAAACTGAAATAAATAGAAGTGATTTGAATAAAATTAAATCACATTTAAAACTATTGCTATCATATATGCAAGTTGATATGCAAACAAAAACAAGTGATCTACAATCATTTTTACGTAATGAAAGTGATTTCTCATTGGCAATTTATGGTAACTATGATTTTAGTAAAGTAAATGAAATTGTAGGATATGTTAAAAACATAGAAAAAAGTGACATGAGAGAAATAACATTCACTGATCCTAAAGCAGTAAAATCCTGGAAAGGAAGTTAACTATGGAATTTAATTTTAATGAAGAACAAATTGAATTAATACAAGATATTTTAGTTATACAAAAAAATATTTGGTTAGAAGATAAGAATGAATATAAACCAGATATTGAATTGATTGAACAATGCCAAGAAATTATTAATAAAATACACAAGGATATATAATTATGATTAAAACATTTACAGAACTTAAAGAAGTTAATCCAACATATTTTACACCAGAAAATAAAAGATTTTTTAATGATATTAGTTATAAAGTTTTAATGGGTGTAAAATCAAAAACTAGATTTTTAATCCAACACACATACCAATTTTCTAATATGTTTAATGGAATTAAAAAAGATGTTTTTGTAATTAAACCAATAACAACAGATGGTAAAATTTTATCAAGTGTTGAAACATTAAAAGAGTTAAGTCAAGTTAAACAATATTTAAAGGGGGTTTAATATGCTAATAGATTATAAAATTTTATATCAAGATAATATGACAAGTTATTATTTATCAGAAACATTTAAAACTGAACAAGAAACAGAAAAATATATTGAGGATATTTTAGAAGATGAATCAAGATTATTTTATTCAGTTGAGAAAGTGAGGTTAACATGCTAATAGATTATATTACATTTACTTATACAATGGTTGCATTGGTTGTGATGGTTGTATTCTTAATCCATAATAGTAGAAAGTGAGGTAAATTATGGGCCAAATGAAAAAACTATGGGAACGAGAAGTTGAAAATGCACAAGATAAAGCTGAAGATGTGATAGCAACACTAATTCCTGGGAACTATCAATCGGATTATCAAAATGAGATAGTCGCTGATGTCATTACAGATTTTAAAAACTATCACAGCGATTTACTGATTGCATTTAATAATGAAGATGAATTGCAAGAAGTAGTAGAGAATATGGTAGAAGAATATGGCTTGAGCATATGGTAGGAAATCCTGGGGACCACTGCCATAATTCTGACATAATAAAATGTTAGGATAATTTAACAATAAATAATGAGGTTGTTTATGAAATTAAAACATAAAAAGAAATGGAAGTATTGGACATATAATAAACCTAAAAAATCTATTATAAATATTCCTTATGGAATAGTTTTAAATAAGGAATTTGATTATGACAAAGATGAGTTATCATTATTTGAAATGAATGAGATTAATGCTGACTTGAAACAAAGGTGGTTGAAATGACTTTAGAAACTAGTTTATTAAAACATTTAAGAGATTGGAAATATGAAGGTAGCAGTGCCACATATGAATATCGTAATGCTTATGAGTACATAAAAGATATAAGAAAAGGTGTTGCAAGTGCTGATCTTGAATTTGTGGATAGCTTCCTGGGTGACTTATGTAATTGCAATCACTTAAACAGATATGGAAACATAGAAAAAATTGGTAAATTATTAGGATTATATGAGTATACATACCAGATTTGCCACGATTGTGAACAAGTGGATTATGAAGAAGATATGAGAACTTGCTATGAAGATTATCTTGTTTGTCAATCTTGCTGTGACGATCACTATAGTTACTCTGAATACAGAGATACCTATGTATCTCATGAAGATTTAGATGAAGATCGAGAACCAGATTATGAAGACGATTATATATACCAATATGATTATGATGTAATGCAAGATTTAAGTTTAACAACATTGCCAAATGAACGAGTGGAACTGAACACAGCATATTATGGTGTGGAATTAGAAGTTGAGAGAAGAAAAAATTGTCCAAGTGATATAGCTGAACGAGTGCATAATTTAATGCACAGATACACGCCATTTGCATTATTAAAAACTGATGGTAGTTTATCAAATGGATTTGAAATCGTAAGTTGTCCAGCAACATTGAATGCCCACAAAAAATATTGGAAACCATTTTTTGATAGTGGAGATGAGGCGATAAACCATCTTAAATCCTGGAACACAGATACAACTGGCATACATATACACATATCAAAAAGTGCATTGTCACAAAGCAACATAGGTAAAATCCTAGTGTTCATTAATGATGAGAAGAATGAGGAATTTATTAACCATGTCGCAGGTCGCAACAGTAATCAATGGGCGAGGAAATCTCCAAAGAAAATATCTGATGGGGCGAGAACTGATACAGATAAATACGAGGCAGTAAACACAAGCCATAGAAACTCAATTGAATTAAGAATATTCAGAGGAAATCTATCACGTATAGGATTCTTTAGAGTGTTGGAATTTGTAGATTGCCTAGTTAACTTTGTTAAGAATACAACGCCAAGAAAATTATACTATACAGATTTTATTAAGTGGTGTGAACTGCCACAGAATAGAAGTAGCTACCCATATTTCTATGGTTGGCTGACTAGAAAATCTTACTGTAAAGGTAAGCCAACTAGAAAAATCGATTGGACAAATGGTTTGGCAATCGAAAAGAAAAACATAGCATAACTCAAGAAAGGTAAGAGGTGTTATTATGTGCTTAATTATACAAGCAAAAAATCCACAAGTAATCACAGACAATATGATGAACTGTGCTTACTCTAACAATGATGATGGGTTTGGTTTAATGTTCCACAATAAAGGCAAGGTGCATATCCATAAAATTGGTAAGCCAAAGTCATTCAAAACTATCCAAAAAGTTTGGGATAGTTATAAAAATCTAGACACGCCAATTGGTTTACACTTTAGATTCAATACAAATGGGACAAGTAGCAAGTCAATGTCGCACCCATTCCAAATATTATCTACCCAGGAAAATGGTAGAGATTTATGGGTAATGCACAATGGCCCTCAACTTCCAACACCTATGATTGATGATAATAAATCAGACACACATCAATTTATTAAATGGGTGTTGAAACCACAGCTAGTAAATGAACCAGAATTATTATACAATAATGATTGGCAAGAAATGTTAGCTGATACAATAGGTAGCGATAAACTTCTATTCTTGGACAGCAAGACAGAAGAATTTACTATCATAAATGAGCAAGAGGGAAAACAAACTGATGATATGTGGTTATCAAATACTTATTCCTTACAGCCAAGTGGTGCATATGCTATGAGTAGGGATTATGAATATGACTTTGATAAAGATGAAGTCAAAAAGAAATTACCTTTACCTTATGGCATAAATAATTGGAATGCTTGGGCCAATGAAGATGATGAGTATGGGTATTCGGGTGTAAGCAACCAAACAGTCACAACTCCTGGAAATAATAATCAATCTTGGAAACAGCAAAAATTTTGGGATAAAAGCAACACAACTATCCACAATCCTCACGATTATGGTGCATCTGTTTGTGAAAAAGATTTAATGGGGGCAACAGCACAAGAAATCTTAGAAATTGTTGAAGAAAATCCACAAGGTGTGGCACAATACTTGCACGATCTAGTCTATGATGATGATGCATGCATAGCATTAAACCAAATGAAAGAGGGTAATTAAAATGTATACACTAGGCAAACCACATTTATTCTACTTCAATACAAACAAGCAAGAGTTTAACATTGACACCCAAAGAAATGGTCAATCAACCAAACGAAAATGGTCATCACTTAATGATTTAAGTGATAGGATATACTTAACAAATATATCATTCGGAATATGCACACACCCTTTCAATCCAGAAGGTGTGTCCTTCCAAAGAAAACCATTCAGCAAACTAAAAGAAGATGAATATGGTATAGCATTCAAGGGAACACCAATCACACTAGAGGATTGGGAAAACCTAGCGACAGATTCAAACTCAATACCAATGACAACCAGGAAAATGATGAATACTCGAGGGGCCGAGGTTAGCTATCCATACCTAGTGCAACAACTAAAAGCACAAGGTCTGTATGAACTCGCCAAAAAATCCATATACGATAGTGGCATCAATGCTCTAGCATCATCACGAACACTGCCAAAAATCACAACAACAGTTGGTACACCAAAAACAATATACTTTGTGCCGACACCCATACACGCTATGGAAATATCTCCATATACTGTACACTTAAGAATACTATTCGACAAGAAACAAACAGTAAGATCGTGGACACAACACCACAACAACTACGATATGGATTGGGAACAGAACTTAATAACAAATCAATTACTATATGAATCAAGTGAGAGGGCATAATGAAAAACTACAAATTTATAATAGATGATAAGACTTACACAGTTTATGCTGATGACGAAGGCAAAGCTATGGAGATTTGTAATAGACAAATCGTGGATAGACTAGGCATTAATCATATGGCTTGGTTTGAAAATGATGACAACAAAAACATTCCTAAAGCCACCTTCAAATTAGTAAGAGGAAATTTCTTTGATTAAGAATTACCCAGGAACATTAAGCCGCGGAGAAGCCGCGCAGCACAGGATTTATTCCTGGGAACTGTCGATTGTATTCGATAGAACTCGGCATTACTCGAGGGTTACCACTTTAAGGAAAGGGGGCAACCTAGTGCTAGGCTATAATAATTACTCTTATATAAAATATATATATAATATTAAAAATCGTGTATATATAAGAGGTTATATATGGCTGAATTGGTGGCTTGAATATCTCACATCTGGGATTTTGGTAACCCTCGGATACAATCGGTACTTTGTCGGATACAATCGAAGAAAACTATTGACGAGAAAGGATAAATATGTTAGTATCAATTATGATTTACTTACTAGGATTATCAATGGGTATGTTATTCGGATATATCTGTTATGGAACTTACTTATGGATAAGGGGGTAAGATATGCCAACCTATAATGTATACCAACTATATACATCACGAGACATTTGGAAAAATGTTAAAG